GTATTATGGGAATTTCTTTGGTAATCGTTCAGGGATTCAGAATCGCAAACTTATTCAAAAATAAAAATGCTTAGATTCTTTGACAGTCTAATAAGAGAAGGTAAAAGCTTAAAAGAATTGGTAAATCCAGGTACTTAGTATATAAACAACAAACAACAAAGACTATTTTAAATTATGGAAAAGAGAAAAGACGATAAAATTACGCATTTGAGAATAGCCATGAATCTGGCTGATATTCCCGTTAATGAAGCAACTGTTGAGATCTTTTTAAGGTGTTATGAGTTGGTAAAAAAGAAAGGCGGCAAAGGTACTTTAAAAGACTCTTGCGACATAAGACGGGAGGTTGAGGAAAAGTACAAGGGGACTGACGTTATTCATCCAGATAGCTTCTACAAAAAGATAATTGATGAAAAGAATAAGGTTATTAATGAACAAGGCAAATTTATTGACTCAAAGAAAGATCAAATAACCGACATATATCAATGGGCTGACTTATTGGTTAAAAACCCTAAGCTCCGTCCGAGAGTTTGGAGAAGCATTGCAAGTGACATTTCTAACAGGTGTACCGATTAACCCAGAATTACTTAACCCCCTTAAATAAAACAGTATATATGGAAAAGAAGATTAAAGAAGCAACAGAATTTTTAAAAACCAAAGGCATCCATCCGATAGAGCCTATCTATTGGAATTTGGAAAACAGAGACATTTATTTGCACGAACTTCTTGCCGAGTTCAAATCCCTCCCCTCAGAAAGAGAAGCAGAGATACGTAAAGAGATTGAGGAGTTGAAGGCTATTTTGAATGGAAAAATATTTGAAGGTTGCCTTAATTTGGAAGACAATGTTAAGGAAGAGTTTGGCATAGAGGCATATCAGCTTATGATTAATCACACATCAAATTGTGTGGCAATCCTCCAAACAGAAATCACCTCCCTAAAGCAGCAGATAGAGGAATACAAAAATCAAAGTGAGTGGTTAAGAAAATTTGTTTGGGAAGATACAATAAATCTATCTCACGATTTTAAAAACCTCGTTCCTCCGTTCAGGGTTGGGAAAAGACAAAAAAGAGCAATTCTTGATTCAAGAGGTCACGAAGCTGGTGTGTTTGTTACTGGAATGGAAGAAATGGCTTTAACGTTCTGCAATTTCCTTAATGGTAAATCCCTCTCCACCCCTGTATCAGAAAACAAACTATCAGGTACAATAGATGAAGGAAAGAAAGAAGGGGAATGGATTAGTGTAGAAGAAAGATTGCCGGACAGAGTTTTTGGTGTTATAACCTATTCTGAAAAGTTTGGATTTGATTGTAGGCTTGGTGCAGAAGTAAGTCTTCCACAAAACAATATTACCCATTGGATGCCCTTACCCAAAGCACCGATTAAATCTAAGGAGGAAGGGAAATGAAGAAGAAAGTAACGATTAAAAAGACATTCTCAGAATGGTTGTATATGCTTCGTCCAAAAAACTACACCGGATTTATTGTTAAACACGACCTGAAGAATCAAACTATAATTTTTAAATGGGAAGGTAAGTAACCCCCACAAACAAGTAAGTAATACTATGACATTTGAAGATTGTAAAAAAGAAGTTGCAAAAAAGCATGGACTAGGTTCTACGCTTGTAACTGGGCACCTTGCTAAATACTGGCAAGAAGCGGCTGAGCTTTATTCTCAGTCCCGATTAGAAAGAATGGAGAAGGCTTTGGAAGATATAATGCCAATATTGGAGTGTGAAATGACAAGCAATAAGATGTTGTTAAGCCTAAGATATTTTACTGAATATACAAACGCTAAAAAAGCCCTCTCAGAAAGGAGTAAAGGATGAAATTTATAGTTTACTCTTTTGCGTGTCTCGCAAGTGCATTTGCAGGAATTGTTTTAGTGTCAGGTGACGTTGTTAAGCTCAATGATAAAAACAAAAAACTAGAATACGAATCCCGCACCAAAGACTCTTTATACAGAGAAGCTAATACTAGATTAATTAACCATAAGAATAAATGTAATTGTGTTTGTCTGGATTAAGATCTAAAAAAATATTTCAAACTTTTTTGTTAAAATATTTGGTATATCAAAAGTGATATATTACCTTTATACCATCAAACAAAAAGAACTGGCGGCAACAGGGTAAATACGGCAGACAAAACAATGAAAACAGAAGTATCACCGAACCTCGCAGAAGTAGAAATAATCTACAAGTCTAAGGTGAATGTAAATGACCGAATCAAAATTACAAGGTCAGCAGATGTTTACGAAGCTCTTAAGAACATCTACAATCCAGAAACAGTCGAACATCATGAAGAGTTTGTGTTGTTATTACTTAACAGAGCTCTGCAAGTTTTAGGATGGGCGAAAATAAGTATGGGCGGCATCACCTCAACTATTGTCGACACTCGCATCGTGTTTCAATATGCCATCAAAGCTAATGCTACAGGCATCATGCTAAGCCACAATCATCCAAGTGGAATTGTAACTCCTAGCGAGCAAGACAAGCAACTTACAAAGAAAATTTCTGAAATAGGCAAACTATTGGAAATTCAGGTGCTCGACCACATAATTTTTACACCAGACGCTTATTACAGCTTTGCAGACGAAGGTGAGATATAAACCAAAAGCCCCTCGAAAGGGGGGCTTTATTTAAATATAAAATGGGAAAATCAGTTCAGATTGATGTTATATCCGGTGAGGATAATGGCATATACAAATGCAATCTCTATGCAGGTGGGCGCTGTGTAAGGGTGTTCATGCACCAGCATGATTATGAATTATTAATTCACGATGGATTTTTTATCCGAGATGGAAAGTCATTCGATAGCGCTGGAGTACTTAATACGTCGCGTACTTATGTCGAACAAAAAACAAAATAATTATGACTGAAAAGCAAATAGAAATATCGCGCAAAAATCTCTTGCAAGCGATAAGCGATCACATGATCGCAAACAATATCACACAGGAAGACGCAGCGGAAAAAAGCGGCTTCATTCAATCCAACATTAGCCGAATGCTGGCCGGCAAATTCTCGCCGAATCTTGATAACTTAATTATACTGTGCGATGCTATTGGAATGAAATTGGAGGTTAAGAGCATTCTGTACAAATCGAAAACTGACGAAGGCTAATCACTGTTTTTTTACCGCGCGGAGACTGGAATAAACCAAAAAAGGAAGTCTTAAGGTGTCACCACCACGAAGTAAATAAACAGAGCTTCAATTATAGCCACTGCAGTTACTCCAAATAATGCTTTCTTCCATCGGGTGTTCCATTTATTTTTTTTGTCGTATTTCTCCTGCAGATCAATTCTCAGCGCCTTTTGATACTTGGTTGAATCTCTCATTTGGTTGGTGATCGCTTCCTGAATTTGTAGACTGGATTTATATCCGGATATCTGCTGATTTCTTAAAGCCTCGATCTTATCACAATCACGCAGTTGCGCGCGGTAAATTGCGGTGTCGATTTCCAAACCCTGTTTTATTACCAAGGCCTTCGCATAAAATTTGTACTGCTTATCAGTTAAGGTTATTTGCCCGATTGATACTATCGGAATAACGCTTAAGAGAAACATTGTCAAAACTTTCAATATGTTTCGTTCCATGGTTTACTTTTTTGTGATTCTTAATTAAGGCACTGTCATACCTCAACTGATTTTTTTTGATGGTGATGATCTCCTGATCCTGGTAATAAATTACGGCACCGAGGCTGTCCAACTTCTTTGAAAAATTAACCTCAACTGTTTTTTGTTTACAACTGAAAAAAGCGACTGAGATAATAGCCAGAAGGATGACCAAGGCCCAGAACTTGCCATTCCACCTAAACCTTCTGTTCTCCATCAACGGGTGTATCATTTTGTTTGTCTTTAAAGATTTGTTTGGTCTGATATCCCGCATAAACCATCTGAGCGGTATATAATGCAATAGCAGCGATATAATCGATCTTATCTTCCTGCATTAACTTCCATACTATTAAGTCCAGCATCACACACGCATTTACAAAGATGATCATGCGCTCGAAGCGTTTTGAACTATAATGTGATGGCTGATTGGAAAGAGTTTTATTGAGCTCTTTTAAATGCCAATTAAACCTCATCCATAGTTTTATAAAATAATTTTTCATGTTGTTACCGGCATTACTGAAATGTCCAAATAATACTGAGGATCTTTATACTCGCCCTTTTTGCTTTTTTCACCTCGGTTCAAATTAATCACGTAGCACTTACGTCCGTGAGGTTTGTCAATGTATAATTTATCTGCATAGCATTTCATAACATATCCACCGAGCACTTTAGCAAATTCTTTTATCATTTTTTCAGAATCCTTTACCTTTTCCTGCCAGGGAATAGCAATCAAGTCTAAATCACGATGTAAGCTTCCATGAAGTACAAGATTGTATCCATACTTCAAAGCAATCTTCTTTAAATCAAAGAAGCAAAGAGCATAAAGACTAGGTCGCGCGTGTATTGGTTTTTCATCGTACATTACACCAAATCTGTTTCTTTAATTAAGGTATATGTGAACCGGTTACCGGTTGCTGTTTTGAACTTCTCACAGATGTTGACCATCTCTTCTTTATTTGACCACACCGCATGAACCTGACAGCCGGCTGACCAGGCACCGATCTTTTCTGTTTTGGTGAGCTTGTTTGCTCCATGGATGTTACATCCAAAGTATCCCGAATCCTCGGTCCCTGAATTTCCTGCGGTACCATCAAGATCTTTATCCCTGATAACTGTGATTAGACCCGATTGAATTAGCGCACGGTGATCGGTCTTCCCCTGATGGAAGCCGACTGCATAAGCATTCTCATATTGCCCTGGCTTAATTACAGCACAGCCTTTCGGGTTTAAAAGTTGCTTTTGATACTTCACACCTGGTTCTGTGGTGATCAGGTATGTTTTTAGAACCTCTTTACCGTTATCCGGATATACAATGCAAAGCACATCATTAAATACATCAGGAACACTTAATGTGGTCCGGATGCCAATGATATTCGGACGGTCATTATACCACCTGTAATTGAGTTTACTTAATGTGGTTTTTAAAGTTTCAATACTTAAATTCATTCTACTTCAATTTGAGGTTCTTTTGGAAGAGTAGCTTCAACCTTTGGGCGCGGATCATTGTTGTAATCAGGGCGGTTATCTTCAAGCCTTGCCAATCGGTATTCAAATAGTTTTTCCCTTCCAATTTGATACTCTTTGTACACTGAAAAATCCTGCTTTAAATCATACCACATGGTAAGAACCACCGATAGGAACCCTAGCAGCTTTATCATATCAGCTCCGGAAAACTTTATCTTATTAAAGTCTGTCATGCCTCCTCTATGTTTTCTTCAAATTCATTTTTATTCTGAAATGCGAAACCATTCAAAGCTTTTACCATGAAAGGATCTATATCCTTTGGAAGGTCGAAAGGGCTAACTATGCACTTAACCTCAACCTCTTCATTTAAGAAAGGCTCCAGGATCTCTTCAAGTTTCTCTTTGATCTCTTCCTGCTTTTTTATGATTTCAACTTCACCATCGCGGTTGTAGGTATATTCTCCTTTTGCATTTAATACCAACTGGCCATCCTTTTCAAGCGCATGTTGAACGCGAAACGTTGACATTTCAAGCTTCAATTCAGCAGTGATTTTATTCTGCGCTTTATTTACCTGCTTACTTAAGTTCTTATTGAAATCAATAAATTGACTGCAGAAGAATCCTAGCTTGGTTTTTGGGTTCATTGAAAAGTAACCGCTCGCAGCGTTGAGAGCTGTTATAAATTCATCTCGAGATACCCGCTTTTTTGATACTTTCATATTTGTTTAAACCGTTTCGTATATAATTACACCACATACTGTTTTCGTTCCAGAAGTGGCCCATGAGTTACTTGTAAGCATTGAACCTTGAATGGTCATGGTGACACTGTTGGCCGTAGTAAATCCATTTGATGTGGATTTTGTACCGTTATTATCAATAGCTAAAACTGACACCTGATTCTCACCAACGTTATTAGCAGCCGCAAACGGAAGCGTGATAGTACAGGTATTAGCATTGGACGTTCCCGTAAAGAATACCTGTAGAATACATACCTTACCAACCTTTACATAACGTGAGTTCAAATAAGTGACAGATCCTGAATAGCCAGTTGCGGCTAATGAGCTCCCGTAGTTTGTCCAGGTAAGCGCCATATCACCGTTAACAATGGAACTCGTTAATGATAGTTTTGAATATGCTATTGCGGCCGAACCAGAAATGTCAGCGTTCACGATCGAGCCGGTTAAGCTTAATTTGGAATATGCAATCGAGCCGGCCAGCATTGCATTTGTCACCTTTAAAGGACCAATGGTAGTAACACCGGCATTATCAATTGTTACATCACCGCTCATTGTCACAGCCGAAGCTACGTTTGATGCGTTACCAACAAGAATCTGAGCAGAGTTAAGAACGTTTGTGATCGGTGTATATCCTAAGTTAGTTTCTGCGATTGCCCAATTCGAAGCAGTGGTACCTGGAGAGTCAACAAGCGCGCGAACAGTATCACCTGCCACGACCGCTGAACCTCCTAAAGTACCAGCCACTGAAATTGTCCAGATATCACCTTTTAGAATTGCTCCGGCCGTTCCGGATCCTCCTGATGAAGGAAAAGCATTTCCGGATGCATCATAAGTGCCTCGATCATCCCATAAGCCCACAACGAGACTTTCAGCATACTGCTTTGTACAGATACCTAAAGCCACCGTAGGATCAGCGGACATTGTTAATGTGTTCGATAAAACAGCGGACCATGTAGCCACACCGTTACTATCAGATTGTAGAAACTTTCCGGTGCCTTGGTTTCCATCCGTGTAAACTATCCGGTTATCATCTCTTAATTTGAAATACGAAGTGAAGGCGCTATCGTAAACAGCAAAAGAATAAGTCGAACTGGTGGTGCCAGTACCGATCACTCCCATGGTTGCATTTACGGCCGCGCCCGGGAAAGTATTTCCAAAGAACCATTGACCTCCACTAATCACCTTGCCTCTAATTAAAGAGTTCGTATAAAATTCCGTAGAGTTGTTTGTCGGTCTTAAAAGGATGGATGGCCCGCCGGCTTCAAGTCTTATCTGACCATCTTCAAAGACAGTCATGATATCAGTCTTCGCCAGACTTCCTAACTGGAAGATCTTTGTGGTATTTAAAATCCCCCCAGAGTAAACATGTAACTTTGCATCCGGATTTGTTTGGAAAATACCAACGTTATTTCCAACCGGATTAAGAACAAGTGGTCCAGAATAAGCTTGAACCCACTTATAAGCGCCAGTCTGATAATAGCCAAGCATTAAATCCTGACCAACCGAAGGATCCTCATTTCCAGTGATGGTGATTCTACCTTCAGAAACTAAATATCCTGAAATGGCTGAGCTTGGATTTCCTAATAGAAGTTTATCGATCCGTGCAGTTGAAAATACATCCAGTGAGTAAGCAGCAACACCAGTACCTATCTTTAACTTGTCACCTGCAGTAACATTAATGTCTTTTCCGGACGTGCTATTTCCGGCATTGAGCACCTGAGTAAAAGTTGGAACTGTAGTTATGGATGCGAAATTATCTTCTACCCATTTTTTATATGCGAAGGCTTTCGGATCTGTCAAAGTAACTAATGAACTGTAGCCGGCTTCAGCCTGAACCACCATGCCACCATCAACCACATTCAAATAAGAATTGATCATGTCAGTGGCAAGATCACGCACATATTGTGCTGTTGTTTGCCTCCCACCGCTAATAATTTTAGCAGTCATTAAGGTTATTAATGTCGCTTTATTACTAACCGCCATAGCTTAGTCCCTCCCAGAAATATCCTAATGCAGTTTCATTCAAAAGCGCAGTTGTAATGTAGCTTTCGAGGTATTCTGCTATTTTTAATTTATTAACTTCATTTGCAGTAACACTGAAAGTCAAACGGCCCATCGCTGAGTTCTTTGCATCATCCTCAGTGTTCGCTCTTATATCGATGTTGGTCACACCGGTACGCATGATAAACGGTGTGGAGAAAGTAAAGTCCAGTTTTTTATAAACTGGATCTTCTAAAATAGATCGGCACAGGCCAAGTAACTTATGAAGTTTTTTTGCCGATCGATAAGAGCCGGCCTGATCACCTGTAGTTTTTGAATTGGTATAGATATCAATGAAGAATTTATATTCTCCATCCACACTTCCCTGGTTCTTATTTCCGAAGGTGGCAGTCGGGAAAACAATATTTACTACGGATCCTTTAAGTTCAACTTTATCCAGGCCCGTTGATTCAATTAGAACATCCACCTCATCCAAGTCAGTATCATAACTCATCATCCACTGCGCGTCAATCTCTTCTCGGAGAATAACGCCAAGCTTCTCTCGAATTAATTCAAAGGCTTGTACTTCTATTTTCTGTGTTATCTTACTCAAAATCTTCTAGTATCACTACGATTAAACCCATCGTTTCGTCAGGGCGCCAGCTTTGCGCGATATAGTTTTTTACAAGTCCAGTGCTATCTTTTACATCAAATCGATGTTTAGAAAGATCAACCTCACCATCTGAATTTCTGATAGGATAATTAGGATTTTCAGTCTGCAATACTTCTTCTGAAAAAGATACATGCGCATTCTTTGAGCTAACCGGATTTCCTTCTGTGTCGATGCTTAACCAGTGTTTTGTATGCAGTCCGACAATGGTTGCTGTTTGAGAAGTTGGCGCGGTCAATGTCATTTCAATACCAAATCCATCAGTGTTTGAAGTGATATCCTTTATGTCTGCTCTTGCGCGCTCTATTAAACTCATCTTAATAAAAAAGGGACTACATTATCATATAATCCCTTTTATTGTTAGAATGGTGAACTGTAAATTATTGCAACCCTATCCAAATTTTGTAAAGAACCTTTTTATTTGCATTCTCATCGAACTCTATTTCGATGCCAGATGCTTTCGCCTCTTGTAGTTTTTTTATGATCTCAGCTTTGCTTATTTGCTCTATCGAAGGTGGGAGTACTGGTGAAGGAGCAGGAGGTTCAATCTCATCCTCTTTTGTCACAGGCTCTAAAAACCCTTGTTCCACCAGCAACTTTGCATTGCCTCTTGGAAAATTCTCATCGGTGACAAAATCACCGAATGAGAATATTTTATTACCCAGGCCACCGACAGATAAGGCCTTAACCTTATACTCAGCCATTAAGCAACTACCTGAGCTGTGTAAATCTGATCAACTGCTACTGGAATACAAACACCTGCAGATTTAACTCCTAAGATGTGTGCAGTGGCGCGCTCATCGATAAAGTCATAAGTTAAGAACTTACCTTTTTTCGGAGCGATACCAGTACTTAACAACTGAGGAACTGCCGCATATGAAAGAACGTTAGATGTCATTTCAGGCACCATAACAATCTTCTTAGTATCCATGTATTTCACCTTTGTTCCGGCCGCATTCTCATAGAAGTCAGGATATGTCCAGATGCGCATTGTGTATGCACCAACTGAAATCTGACCGTGATATGAACGACCTAGAGCGTCACGCTGTGCAGGAATTAAAGATTCAAGACCCCACTGAACCTGCAGAGCACGAGCCTTAACAATTGTATTGTTTTTATATGCCTGGAAGGCTGATTCCCCCATGATCACGTTAATAACGGATCCTTCGGATTTACCTGTTTCTTTCAGGTATGCCGAACCAAGGAGAAGAACAGCATCAGGATCAACTGAACCACTGGTCCAGTAGCCAGTAGATGATGCATTAGCATCAATCAATGAAGTTGCATTACGTTTGAAATCAATATTTACACCTTTGTTCAAGGTTACAATACCGGTTAACAAAACATCCCACGCTTGTTTTTCATAAGCACGATCGATCTTATCCATACAAGCTTCGAGCTTTCCATTCGCACTGTCAAGGAAACGGCCAAAGTTCGCGGCTGAAATCTGAGGTTCTGCATATAGCGCATCGTAAAGATCGAGCTGCGTCATATCGAAGTACTCGTTATAGTATGGAGGAAGAATGATCTTCTCAGTTGATTTATCCCAGGTGTTACGGTTACCTTCGGTACCGCGAGTTACATCAACCGCAATTTTTTGCGCGTTGCGTTCAACCTCGATTGAAATCAGCTTTGTATCAGCTTCAACTTCTTTGAAAAATGAGCGGCCAAAAGCTTTAGGCTTCATGTTGTCCGCGTAACGTGCAACCAATTTCTTTGTGAAAAGATTTCTTGCGTCGGTTGTTGATATATTTGCCATTGTATGGTTTTTCTTTTAAGGTTATAGATTATCGTAACTTGAATTTGAAGTTGACGTTACGAGTTTAATACCAACTGTATCAGCTCCGATACGGTCACGTAGCCTGCGGCTAGAAACAGTAGTATCAAGATTATCTGATCCCTGGAAGATGATCTTATCTTCTACAACATCTCCTGAAACGCAGATGTCAAGATCAACAAGATCGCCACCATCTACAGTTACATCCTCAGCAAGGATACCTGTCGGATACTGACTTCCATCGGAAGCTCCAGAAGCCAAAGGTTTGATGTAACCTGTGCCAGCTACGGTTCCCATCAGGGTTCCGGCCAAAAGCGTCACAGAGTCATATGCTGAGTTGTTATACGGGTAACTTTTATACCTGTTATTCCAAATGAATATTTTGGAAAGGTCGGTTGTGATTTCAGCCTGCTGGCCGGTATTTGATACTACGCTATTTGAGCTCATGTAGTGGGTTTTTTAAAATGAATTATTTTTTATTGCGAGCTTCGAGTTCTTTTTCAAACTCTTCAAGCTGTTTTTCTGTTTCGGATTTTGCAGAAGCCTCATCGGTTTTTGGTGTAATCGGTGCATCAGCCTCAACTTTTTTCAAAGCCTGCCCAGCGAATTTCTTCTCAGTAAATTCAATCATTTGTAATTGACTGATTTCTTTACCGCTTGCAATCCCTTCTTTCGCAGCCTTAGGATCGACATCAGCATAGTGAGCCCAAACCTCAGCGCGAGCTTTTTCTTTTGCAATACCGATTTTTTCACCGGCTTCGATAGCTGCGGCATAAGCTGCAGGATGTTCGTTTTTTAACTCTTCTAAAGTCATTTTATTTTGGGTTTTATTTTGATTTGTTTTTGCCGCGGGAACGAAGCCTGTTAGTCTCGCTGTTGCGACACTCATATCTGCTTCGATCTCAGCTTTCTTTTTCGGTGTTAAAGGAACAATGCGGTTTATTAAACCAACTTTCTTTGCCTCTTTTGCTGTTAGGGCAATCTCGATTCGATCATCCATTGAGAACATCTCATCAAGTGTGCAACCTTTCATTTCTTCAAGCATTTTAATATCCATCTTTGCTTCCATTGCTTTACGCAAATTGGCATTCATTCTGGATAAGCTTGTTTTCATTTCAGCTGTGAAGTATTCTGGATTGCTTTCTACCCACGAAGGATAACCAGCACGATGAAATCTGAAATCAGATACATCAGTTGCTTCAGCATCATCAGCGTAGCAAAACATGAAAGCGGCCATGGAATTAGCCTTTCCATCATTCTTCAGCAACTTCTTTCCCTTTAATTCAGAGAACTTGGTAATCATGCCCCAACCATAAGCTACCTCACCACCATCGGAATTTACTCTAAGAGTAATATCCTCGGTGCCTGATTCGTTAATTGCTTCGATGAATGCGCTGGCTGACCAGGAATAAATCGGACCATATAACAAAACTTCTTTCGGCATTTTCGTAACCAAAAATAGAGGCACAAAAAAAGTTTTTAAAAAAAGTTCCGTTGATAACGGAAAATAATTATACTTCTATCATGGCGAGTGAAAAAAGAAATCCTGAGATCAGAATCGAAAATGTAAATAGGGAATTACACGATGATCTAATGTTTATAGCAAAAAAAATTAACGGAGTAGGATTGGGAAGTTTTTTAAAACCAAAACTTCGAGAAATACGTGATAGCTACTCAGCTGAGATTAAACGTCTGAAGGCTTTGCCACCTGAGGAATAAGATTCAGTTTTTTTGCCTCTTCAAATTCAAGCGCAAACTGTTTCATATTCTCATCAGATTCTCCGCTGTTTAAATTCTCGGTTGCTGATTCAACCGTTGTTAATGGAATGTGATCTGCATTAGTTCCAAGCTTCCTACGTTCTGCTTCCACCTCTTTTAGCGGATCTATGTGCGGTACGGTTGCACCAACAAACCGAGCGCTTCTATAAGCTTCAAGAATTATATCATCACCCTTCGCGCGCGCTGATAAATACCCGGGCGCGCTGATCTTATTCTGAAGGATCTGGACTTCCAACCAGAAATTGTAAATGGGTTGATAGAATGCAAATGAAAATTCTTCTCTCAAAACATTCAGGGTGTGTTCCCAATCTTTTAATGCTGCTCGTGAAGCGGAGAAATTAGAATCGTATTTTGATTTAGCGACATCGGGAGGAATACCCAGTGTAGCACAAACCATATCAATGTTAACTGTATAAAAGTCTTTAAAGTATAATTCATTTTTACTTTCCAGTAATTTAAGTGTTGCTCCTTTAGGCATATTTACCACCTGTTTATTGGTGGTTACCGCTACCTTTTTTCGTAGTGGTTCTCCATCATCAGTTTCTGGAATATCATCATCAGAACTAAAGCCGGAAGCATCTGCGATAGCTTCAGCGAACGGATTCTCTTCGGTTGATATTGCACCATGCTCAATAGAGAAAGCTATCTTTTGACGTTCTTCTGCACTTCCAACAGTTGCTTCCTTGTACCGCTCCATTTTTTTGATGGTTTCAAGAACTGCAGCGATGAGTGGAAGGCCACGAACATTATCCAGGCGATACTCCATTCCGTAAACTAAAAAAGCTTGCTGCAAACCGGATTCGGATCCTTTAGCCTCGATCTTGGTATATGAGTAGTCTTTGTTTCGAACATAGTACCTTACATGCTCACCCTGTGGTGTCATTTCAATCCCGTTGATAATCCTATTACCATTTGATAATTCTTGCGGATACCACTCCGTACCCATTAGGGGAGATTGAATGTGAGCACCATCGATCAACTGGACGTTAACGTTTTTTCCATCAAACCTCAGCACTACTAGAACGTCACCACCCAGAATCGCATTTTTATGTGCCACCTTAGCGATCATATCAAGGCTCTTCATTTTTGCAAAATCAGCAACCTTAGATTTTTTGTATATGTTGAATCTCGCTTCGACAGCCTCCGCGAACGTTTGAGATTTTAAGTTTATACCCTCTTGTTTAAGGAGATACTCGACAGGTTCAGACTGCAGTTTTAAACCCTTTCCAATTACCCATGTTCCAAATCGCTTCATCACAATCTGGGTGATTTCGCTTTCATAGAACGATTGCCAAGATCTTAAACGTAAAGCATCATAATCTGGCCGGTAGTCTTTTATTGGGCCGATTTCGCCGAGATTCTTTTCTCCATTGTAAGAAACAGTAAACAATGTCCTATAGCTGCCAATATCATATTCTGCTTTTGGAGCTGGTGCCGGTGTTTGCTTTTTACCAAATGATGATTTGAGAACATCCCAAAGTTTAGAGCCTGCCATTTCTTTTTCGATTTAAATTTTTACTATCAACCAACCTCATCAATCTTCCATTGTTAGTGTTATTGAGATCAGCCAGCATACACTTTTTCAGCTTCCGGAAACTTTCAATCGATGCCATCACAGCATCTGAGTTTTTGTAAACGGTCCTTATTTTTGTTTGACCATCATCAAGAGAATACTCACTAATACTATCATTAGCCGCAGCTTTAAGCGCGGAACTAAACAGAGCGTTAATGATATTATCAATTTTATTGATCTGTTCCCTTAATGTGGTCGCTGATTCAATGTAATGAACTGCGCTTTCGTATGTCACCATGATAGAAGTATAATGATTTTTATCCTATTGTTTTAATCTTGTCGTTCTTTGCGTTGTCAATATTCGACACGTTGATGTTTGTTGAAGGTGTTGTGGTTCCAGTTGAACCACTTACAGTACCTCCGGAATGTATATGCAAATTATACTCATTAATGTGATTATTGTAATCATCTTTGAGTTTGTTAAACTCGGTTTTCAGTTCATTGAATTTCACAGCCCAATTTGTGTCGCCACCGATCTCATAAGTACCATCATTCCTCAACCAAGTATAGAACTTTTCGTTTCCGTCCGCATCTGTTGAATAGTGTCGAAGCTCTCCAACCTTTGCCATTTGGTTTTTGTTCAGGTATCCGATGATTACGGCTTCACCCTTTGTGGCTGTCGGACCGTAGACCGCTATCCAATCCTTTGGAACATTCCCATCAGTGCCAAATGGCGCCGCTTCAATCGCTGTTTGAACGTCGGATAAGCCGAACCTACGAAACTTAAGCACTCTCTGTAGATAAGAGTTCACCTCATTGGATAATATTTTAACCAGCGTAAGCATTATAGTCTTGGTAAATTTTCGTGAGGATTAACAAAAATATTCTTTGGCGTTTTTCCGTTATACACTTCTGGAAGCACACATGTCAAAACGCAGGTATTCTCCTTTTCATTTCCGTTGTAAGATACCTCATCGATGAAAAATTCAGTTGTGTTGTAAATGAAATTCTCGCGGCTTTTTAGAGTAATTATGTTATTCGGTTTTATCAGCTTATTATTTATATCCCAGCGATCGAGTGTAACTGATACTTTAATCGCGTCCTTTAACTCCGCTGCTAATACTTGTTTAGCAAAATCCTCAACCGTGATATCATCACCCGATGTCATTGTTACAACTTTTGGGCGGTAAACAAATGCCACAGGGCAATAAGGATTTCTGATAGTATACTCACCAGCATTCCCACCCTTAGAACTTGCCTGGGTTAAAACGGTAATATGTGAGTGAATAGATTGTCCATTGAAAGTCATGCTTATATTGGTGGCTGGTATTCCTTCATCTTCACCAACATGGAATAAAGGCTTCTGATTTGTTTTAGCTGCCGTCAATACAATATTACCAAACTCATCATGTGAGAGAACAATGTTTCTCTGTGTTGTGAGTTCGGTTAAATACGACTTAATATTCTGTGCTTCGCTGGCTGTTGATTTTTCTATTACAGTGTCAGCCTTTTCCTTAATCGATTTTGCCACACCGTTACTTTGACTAACTGCAGATTGATCAACAATAACTTTAAGATGGAACTTTGCTGCAATACGTTCGCATATTTCTTTTAAAGTCAGTTTATCGGACTGCAGCGGATAAAGATCTGTTGGAATTTCACAGTCGGCAAATACACCACTCTTTGAATATCCCCCAAATGAAGCAAGTTGTTTTTGAGATTCTTTATTAAACCCTTGTGAAAGGATAAAGCCAGTGAGAAGTGTTTCTCCATTATGCTCTAATGTCGCTTCATGAAAATGGCTAACACATGCCAGTTCAGCATGTAAAGGATCATTCGGATCAAAGTAAAAATTAAATCCAAAATTGGAAGCTATCTCACCATACTTTAAATTAAAGGTGAAGTTGTTGAAGTATGCTACATCAACAATTTTATTCGCTCCGTATCTATGGTTAATCTTTAAATTCATTATATGTAGTACACGATTTTCCGGCCCTTCGGAATCTGAAGTAATTCTTTCAAACCTAGATTATTATTATCTCTTAACTCTTCCATGTTCTTATCAGCTTCATCTAAACTATACAACCGGTGTGTTAACAGAATGAGGTTTGTGTCCTTTTCAAGTATTAATGTTCTCTCATTCTTACCATTCAACGCGATCAAATAAAGGTTTGAAATGGTCTGAACCAAAATATTATTTAGTCCAATAATAGCCTGGGCGTTCGGAATGAAGCTGGTTGTGTTTCCACCGTTTGGTGATTGAAGGCTGTCCAGATCTTCGATAAACTGATTGTAGTTTTCAAGCAACGTCTCGATCACAGATAAGGCGCTCTTGCTGTTAGTGTAGTCCCCAGATAAAGGAGTGATGGCTGCAAGGCACATCGATGATATCATAGTTCCTGCCTGTATCTGATAAATTTGTTTTGATGGAACTGCAGTTATATTGACAAGGGTTAACCTCAGCTTCTCGAACTGTTCCACCAAAGTTTTAATTCTGGTTTGTGCTTCTACTGTAAACTGTGCCGGCTTTGTAATTACAGTTGTGATAGCCTGCATTGCAAGTAATGGAGAAGCTGTCGCGGTGTTTATAAAGGAACTAGCTTGGTTGAACAGATTTGTATATTCAGAAACCTCCTCTGGAATTTCAATGATCGGAACACTTAAATTAAAGTTCTTTTCATTGGTTGCAGCCATTGAATTAACATCCGTGGTAGATGGCGTTGTGTCCAATGACAATGACAAATCTTCATCATTGATTTCCTTAAGTAGTTTTATCTGACCAACAGGGTCCGTTGAAACTTTTGGATTATCATCCTGAATAGTTTCAATTGCGGTACCCGTGATTTTTGTGGTGTTAAGTTCTGAGTTATCAAAATTAAGAGCAGGGATTTGAACGATAATAATTCCATAAAACGGATGATCAATGCGCGTAGGTCTCTTACTGTTTAAAGATTTTCTAAAAGCATCAGCCTCATCCAGATGATTCTCACCTTGAAAATAAAACTCTAAGGGAAACTGTCTACCTTTAACCTCCCGTTTATCAACCTTAGTCCCTTTCACGTTTGGAAAATTAAACTCAGACACGTTCCATTCTATGGCCTGTTGAGCATTTCTCCAAAAAACGGTATACACTTTGCCGTCACCGGTAGTGATTTTATAATCCTGATTTAATTTATCTATCCAACTCATTTTAACCTTAAAATCTCTTTTTGTGCAGCCATCCTGTAATAATATTCAAGCTTCTCCGCTGACTTTAAGGAAGCCTTCATCATAAACTTTGTACCACTAACATTTACCGATCGATTTTTAAGGACCGTATACAGCGGTGTTTTATTTGTCACTGTGTTTCCACTCTTCAATCTTTTAATTGAATTAATCTTCCACAGAATACCATTCGAAAGAACGTGCCCACCCTTTCCAGCATGGATGGCTGACTTCACAAATCGCTCCATCTTATTCTTGCCTTTCGCGTCGCGCGCGTGGGTGATGTTCTTTATCTCCGATAACCTGGCATTTGCCCTCACCGGTTTGTTCGATTTATTTCCTTGCCTAGCAAACCTCAGCGGAATAAAGGTTTTATGTCCAATACTACCTCCACCTTCCTGCTCTTCCAGATCCTTTACTGCGTAGTTATTTCCACCCTTCAATCCTCCCTCTACAAATCCAACTGTTGATTTCATGGAGTTCATATCCCAGCCTTTAGCCATATCAACTCGGCTGTTTGCCTTAAAGAAATTCGGCTGACGTTTCTCAAATACAGTATCTGCACTTTGAGGCATAGTACTTTTCTTAACATCGAAAGCTGCACTATTCAAAGTGTTCCGGATAGCATTTGGTAAAGCGGATTTGTGTAGTTTTTCCAGCTTAACCGTATACTGCACGGCTGCGTCTGTATTTATATTGAGAACCATTAGTAGTTCCTGAAGGATATAGATGATAAATCAATTTCAACATCGACAAAAGAACCGGTATACGATAACAGATTTACCGCTCCGGCTGGAGTAACTTGCACTGTGAAAAAGTTATTGTTACCAAAGCTTGTAATGGATCCTGTGTTAATTGTAAAGTACACTGGGAATTTGGAATCATATGCTATTCTATACCCCGCTGGTAAGGAGAAAATAGTAATGTTGGTTCCGGATATCCCAGAAGTATACTTTATTAAGCCTTTCAACCTTACATTCCCAAACTGGTCTTTGTAGTATCCAACTGGATTCGTAACTCCAGAATTAGTCCAGCCACTGGCCATAGCAGGCGCTATCCACGCCTCACTTGAAATGAGTTTGTTCTTTACTACCCAGTTTGTATTGGGTTTATCCAGTACTAAATCACACGAATCACCGGCCCTCAGTAGAGTTACAGATGTCGTACCATCAACAGTATCTGAACCTTGCCTGGTTAAAGCAACCTCGAAGTTCGTTTCATTTTTGAATGATAAGATGTCACCATCTCTACTTGCGGATGCTGCAGGGATATCAATTACAATATTTCCACCCGCATTTATTTTGTGAAGCTGGTTCCAAATTGTAGCCGTTAAAGTTGTAGATGCTGTAATAGCATTAACTTTAAAAAACCTCTTTGTTATTTTCTCAAACGCTTCATAAAATTGAAAACCGTCATAAGCATTATCAGGTAATGCATTATAAACGAGCCCACTCTTATCAAACATGCGCGCGAAAAACTGATGGAAGTCGGCATGGTTTATCTGATCAACAGGTGTACCGTTTCCTGATCCATCATCATCACGAATGTTTCCATACGGGTATTCTCCGTCTGGACCATCAGTGTTTGTCTTTGTCTTTAATTCTATAGCCATAATTATGTGTAATTGATAAGTAAAAAACCTACATCCTGAACTTGTTTTATTCTTAAAATCAGTTGCCTAAACTCATCCTTCCTAGTGGTTGGAACGTTAGCATAAGACCCGATCGGATTTCCTCCAATAAAGAATGTGCACTTAAGGGTACCTCCAAGATCGAAGTGATAATCTCTTTCCTCTTCGATGTGGTTTACTATTTTGTTTGCGTAGTAACCACCGTATTTGAACAGGCCGTAATTCTTCTGACCATATTGAACTTTAGATTTAAGGTTGCTCAATCCAGTTACCTGCTCAGGTGTTTTCGTGAAATATCCGGTAGGGTAAAGTGGAAACCTATTCTCATACACATATACATTGAATCCGGCTGATTGCAGCTGCTCTTCAAGATGTAAATAGTGGCCTTTCTCCGGAGTGTTACCAGGATAATTTAACTTCCTTTGGATGGCCAGCTTTCGAACGGATAAAGTATTCGCAGAACCATCCACCATACCGAGCCTGCGTTCCCAATCTGTAGCATCGTCAGCTGTAAAGTTTGCATTGTCCGGAAGTATGCTGTTGTGAATTGCAAGTGCATCCTGATAAGCTTGTGCCTCACTCACAGCTAAACCACGATGGAAGGCTTCGAGATATCCATTCAATGGCATCTTAAACGCTCTACCTGTTGGGTAAAGTTGTTTTGTGAGGGCTAATATTTTATCAGAAATACTAGACATAAGTAACCGTATTTAAATTTGGAATGTAACCATCTGTAAATGTGAAGGTGGATTTACTCACACCATCAACTGTGAAAGATACTGTCGTAAAAACTGCACCTGGAATAGCTGACACTATTATTCCGATCAACTTATTTGTATCGAGAATATCATTCTTATCGCTAAGAATATCAGCTCCGGACACAAATGGCCTAATTTCAGATATTGCGGCTGTGAACGCTGAGAGAAGTAATGTTTTTTGAGCGGCTGTAACACCAGTAAATCCAGTTATTGTAATCCCAATTTCCTTAACTGTAATTGGAAGAAAGTTTACTACAACCTGTAAAGGCCTGCGACCTCTTTCATTTAATGCGAGAGTCGTATCCGGATTAAACTCCACAACATCTTCAACATCATCCAAAATTGACTGTGATGGTGTGCCTTTTCCATCAGTAGAATCGGCAATCGTGGCTTCAACATAAAGATCAATCTCACATGGTGAGCCGCTTTTAGCATAGGGATATACCTGCTCAACACCCTGAGCATCTTGTGACCATAACCTATAGTCCGTTGCAGCACCTCCCTGAGGTTCCATTCTGTAGGAATTAAGTACCTCCTCTCGGTATTCCTCAGTGTCCTCAGCTGCTAAAGGTTGAACCACTATAGCTGAAACATATACACTCGCAGGACCGCTATTAACTAAAGCTATAGGTGCCGTTGGACTTAATGTGTTAAGCACATCAAGTTTTGAATCAGTACCTGGTGTTAAGGCGCGGACTGTTATAGTATCGGTTGATCCTGCAAGAGTGTGAGAACTGTCAAGAATAAATAAATAGCCGGGGCTCGCAGAAGTATCATCACTTTTAAATAAGGTCTGACCAGGTATAGTTGCACCCAGTGTTCCAGTTACAGTTAATGTATATTGACCGGCAACTGCAGCAAACGGGTTTCTTCCAATCTTAACGCGACCAAACCTTTCCAATGTTCCACCCATGCTCTCTGGTTCTGCAGTATCCACAAAAATGTTTTTCTGTAAGTTGGCAATGGCTAAATAATAGAGCTTTAATTTCGCAGCCTGAACACTGGCCGTAGCCCTAAGAAATACTTTACCGATAAGAGAAATGGATACTCCCATTTCCGCTTCCAGATCAGCTTTTATTGAGGTGTATAAATCGTTAAGTGTTGGAATGGTTATCATAGGTAAAAATCATTATTGAAGTCTGCGATAAAGAAGTCACCGTCTGCTTTCTTTTTAAAATTGATGATGATTATTTTCTCACCCTTCGCCTCAAAGACGACGCGGATGCTTACATTAATTCGATCAGTTGCCACAATGGAAACCTTAACCTCAACAGTTGCTCCAAAATCTTCAAGAAATTCAAGATCTTTTTTTATTGCATTCTCAATTGTTACACGACCGGCACTGGTAAGTGGAGTGTTGTTTAACGTTCGCTCGGTTTCCGAATTGAATTGAGCAGATGGTGTATCACGAAATAATAAGCGATTTCCCCACCAATCAAAAGACTGAACGGGAACCTCTGCTTCCGTGGATTGTTCCACGTTACCACCGAACATGGCCAAATAGATCATGTTCTCTAAACCAAATACCAAAGCAAGATCACTGCCCTTTATTTGAACATCCCCACCATTTAAGGTTTCTATGACAGCTACATCGAAACTCATCTGTGCATTGTTGATCCTCCTGTGGAAGGAATAACACTCACCTGTTTTTTATCTCCTTTAACTTCGGTAACGGATCCTGGAGGAGTGTTAACGGTGATCTCAGCTTTCGCTTTATTATCCATCCACTTCGGATTAAATAATTCTTTGTTTCCTGTTTGGGTGTACTCCAACTGATTTGCCATGTCAGCAGTTTTTGCACTATTACTTAATGCAGCAAGTCGAGCCTGTATGTCACTGTTTTTAGAGGCCAGTTCCATAATCTTATCTTTATCAGCTCCAAAAACTCCCTTCGCTTTCTCCTGTTCAATGAGTAAATTGTTATCAGCTAGTCGCTTTTCAAATAGTTTTTTCTCTGCCATGGCCGCGCGCGCGACAGCCTGTTCACGGCTTAATCCTTGCTCTTGATATTTTTTGGATAACTCGTTTACTCTTGTGATCTCATTGTTGAATGAATTTTGCTTTTCTTTCTGCACTCTTTTTTCTACCTCATCCAATCCTTTAACTAAAGCATATACGCTGGCTACTAAAGTTCCAACAGCAAGAGCGGTAGCAACAAAAGGATTCATAGACATGGCAAAATTGAGTGCTCTCTGAGCAATAGTACTTGCTGTGGTTGCTGCTGTGTATGAACGCATCGCTGCAGAGTTTCCTTGTATTGCAAATAGTAAAGTCCCAGATCTGCTAGCTGCTAAACCAGCTGCTATATTCCAAGCAGTAAGTGCAACTTTGCTACCTATAATTAATGCCTTCCATGCTGTAAAAACTACAATAACATCAAGACCTACTGACACTATTGTATCAAGATTATCAGTAACAAACGCAAGAGCTTTCTTTACTTTTACCATACCTGCAGCTGCTTTATCGCTTCCGGTTAACATGTTAATCCACGCAGCCTTTAACTCATTGAGTTTTTCTTCCAACGTATCAGATCTGGTTGCAGCGGCTTTCTGCGCTTCGCTTGTACCTGTAACGCTATCAGTAAATTTTTTGAAGGTCTCAATGTTGCTTAAGAGAATCTTACCAGTAGCGATGTTTTCGGCTCCGAACATTTTTAAGATCGCAGCATCTTTTTCTTTCGCGGTTTTTAGCTTGTCAATTTTTGCCCGGGCTTCCTCCAAAGCATCATTGATCTGGAACTGCCCAGACTTATATCCGACACCAGCCTGTTGAAGCTTAAGAACAGATCCTCTTAGTTTTGTTCCGGCCTCTGCCCCGAAGACTGAAAACTTACCCAGTGTTTGAACTAAACCTACCGATTGTTCAAGAGTAATGTTAGCGCCTTTAGCAACTGAACCGAAATTCACGAAAGCTTCAGATGTCTGAACAATAGATGAGGCACCGACATTGGCACCAGCTGCGAGTACATTAATGGTACGATCAGCCTGATCAGCCGCGAAATTGAATTGGTTCATTATACCAATTAGGCTTTCAGCTGATGGTCCCAATTCATCACCGGATGCTTTGGATAAAGTGATCACTGCTTTCGTTACGGACCCAATTGCCTGTGGAGTTTTAGCAAAGTCAGCATTCAATCCTGCAATTTTCTCAAAGGCCTCAGCGGTATCGATTGAAGATTTCTTTGTATCCTTAGCCACCTGGTTGATCATTTGCTGGAAAGGAGCGAACTCCTTATCCGTTCCTCCAACAATGGTCCTGAAGGAGGCTACTGCTTTCTCATATTCCATTATGGATTTGGCTGAGAAGGTAGCACCTCCAATAACAGCAGTTGCCACAGCTGCAGCACTTGCCATTCCCAATAATTGCTTCTGAGTTTCGGATACTGCTGGTGTGAGTTTTTTAAACCAGCGCTCCTGCCTTGCAATACCTGAAGATGATACACCAATAAAGTTGTTCATGCTCGCGGTCATTTTTCTGACCGGAGCAGTTAACTTATCTACTGCTGTGAAGATACTTGGTATGACAAATTGTGCAGCCACTTTATTTTTTAGGTGGGGTGTTTATCTCTCTCACATCATCGTACCAATACTCCAACCCCTTGTAGTCTTGATCATCAATAAAAAAGCCGCCTATAACTTCTGGCGGCCAATGAAATTCCCTGACAACACTCTTAATCATGTTGTCGATACTGGTTTGATTTACATAAAAAAAATTGCCACCTTCTTTACCATGTTATAATCCTCAGTATCGAGGGCTTTAATTACATTTTTAGGCTGGCCGGTCAAAACAGATCCATAAGCAGTGATCATTCCGTAGATATCATCTGACTTAACGCCAGACATCGCTGCCTGAATTTGAGCTGCACTGATTCGAGGTGAAAATAAAAGTTCAGTTGTGCTCACATCACCCTTTATTGGAAATAAAAGTTTGTACTTTATTACTTTTGAATCAGCCTCTATAACAAAGGCACCTTCCTCAACAGCATCAGTTAATTCATTGATGGCTTCCTTCTTTTCATCCCTGCGTTTTTCCTTAACGTTTTTGAAATCCAACCAAGCTGCAATTTCCTTTTCCGCGATATCTCTAGATACTGCTCCCATATTATCCTACAATTTTTTTAAGATCGTTACTGCCTGCAATTTTCAAATTGAATGTAGCGGTGTTAGCATTCCCCTGGATATCTCCAACAGGAGAGCCGGTACCTTTCCACACAGTCCCATTAATGTGAGAGATGGTGAATGTGGCCTCAACAGGATCACCTGCTAAATCACGCATCTGTTTCACCTCATCAGCTGAGTTCATATCCCACGACATGGTGCCTTCAAAGGACCAGCGAACACGATTTAATTGTCTGATGGATTGACCACCGGTTGTGATCATGTTAGCATCATCGTTGCCTCGGATACCACCCTCATCAAAGGTTGAATCCTCATTTGATTTAGGTTTAAGGACACCACTTCCTTTTGTTGGATGGTTCCAGGTTATCTCGGTAATATCTCCACCTACTGGCATGTTTTATAATTTTTTTAGTTTAATGTTCCGAAATTAAAGCCGGCTTCTGCGGTCGTACTTGAAATCCTCGCCACTCCGCTGCGCTTGTACCTGAAGAATGTTTCCAACCTGTCAGGGTTTGATGTTCCAATTCCAACTTCAAGAGAATCCTGCATGAACTCAGGCTGTACAATGATCGCCCTGTTAGCAAGATCATCTGCATACTGAGACAGTATTGCAATCCACTGTTTTGGTTTAATCACATTGGTTGCTGATACCGTATCATCATTAGACGCAATCACATGATCAACCACGTTTGTTTGTTCAAGTAGGTAGTAGCCATAGCGAACATTCAAATCGATGTTGTATAGATTACGTACATAGCGATACTGAGGTGGATTCTCTCCAAGCTTATGATAAGTTGTTACGAAATCCTGAACAACATACTGCCCACCTACAAGGTCAACAGTTGAACATCCTTTTTTCACAAACTCATCGCGGTTATCATAGTCAGCCATAGAACCGATATCTGTCGGTGTTGGCATGTCAGGATATGCACGACCAATGACATCAAGATGCGGAGTATTCTGTGCGTTCACAGCTTGTAACACTGTCATGTTAGCGGCTGCTTCCATTGGCAATCCATCAGACTCCGGTGCCGGAGCGATAGCAATGGTAACATTATTTAAGCGCGCATCAGTAATCGATGTTGGGTCATCAGCTGTTGAGCCGGTAATTGCAACAAAAGGTTTCATCACAATACCTGTGAAACGACCGGTTGGATTTGTTGGATCGGGAATACCATTGAAATTTTCAAGAGCACTCATGATTGTAGAGACAGTTCCATAACTGTTCACTACAATAGTAACCCATTCATTTCCGATCGCATTAAGAGCTGCAGAAATTGAAGGAGTGCCAGATCCAGACTGAATGCTATTAACTGTATACGTTATACCAAGTGCGTTATCACCAGTATCTATTTCAACAGAAATGTCATTTGCGGTTAAGCCTTTCCACTTACTGGTAAGAACTGCTTCGTAATCATAATCAACTGCGCTCACAGGTGAACCAAGGATGTTGTTTACAGCATCTGTAATTTTCGCGGTAATGTCAGCAGTAGTATCACCTTCCAAGATGTTAATAGCATAGAAGTCACCATCCATACCATCGCGGCCAGCTACTTTCACATAGTGTGTACCATTTCCTGTAGCGGTTCCTGATGGAACAACAGTTAAAACTTTTGCAGTGGCTCCAACAGCTGCTTCCTGGACTGAGTAAATCACAGGGATTCCACCAACGCCATCACTCTGTTTTGGGTGCAGGATACGTGCAATTAAATAAGCCGGTGAACCATATCCATAAGCGTCACCAACTTCTTGGGCGCTTGTATATTGGGTTGGATCTGTATCTAAAGTGGCTTGATTTGCCGTGTTCGCTTCACATAAAACAAGGATACGCTGTGGAAGGTTAGGGGTTACTGTTTGGAAATTGCCCTTTGTGAGTTTATAACCTACAACACGGGAAATTCTTTCTAAACCTACTGCATCTGATGACATGAAATATTTTTTTGTAAAAATAGATTTGAGTTATTCCGACATAAAAAAAGTTCCGTTGATAACGGAATAAAATTTAAGAAGCTTAACACAGTACATATGTTTGTTTCGCTATATCACTTAACATGGTATTTAAGAAATCCCACAGCCTTACATTGTCCTCACGAATCAGTCATGAGTTCGGGTGGTATAGCCTTTGTTTGGTTGTGGGTACTTTTTTTATATGCGGGTAGGTGTCATTATTCCTTCGCGTGGTGACCGGCCACAACTTTTGGACAATTGCCTACGCATGTTGAAAAATCAAACCGTCCAACCAGAAATTATAGAACTTGTAAATCATCTTCCGGAAAGTAAAGAATGTGATATCACCAAAAGATACCGCGAAGGATATGATCGGTTGAGAAATAAAGCTATTGATGTGATCGCGTTGATGGAGGACGATGATTATTACTCACCTCAGTATTTGGAATCAATGCTGGGTGTGTGGGAAAAAAAGAAACGTCCTGATCTTTTAGGTACTGATTACACTATATACTACCACATAAAGTTGTTCTCTTATTTTATAATGCACCACATGGAGCGGGCCAGTGCCATGAACACCCTTATTAAACCCGACCTGAATTTCGAATGGTGTCCTGATAACGAACCTTACACAGATTTGCATTTATGGGATCTGGTGTCAAAAGGCAAATTGAATGGAGTGGTTTTTCACCCGACTAAACACTATTCAATTGGAATAAAGCATGGTGTTGGTATGTGCGGAGGAAGATCACATACCGACCGATTGCACCGGTATCAAGGAAATCACAGTACTCAGGATTACAGTAAGGACTTTCTCAGAGAACATATGGATGCTGAGAGTTTTAATTTCTATTCAAATTATTTTAAAAATGAAGCCAAATAAAATAACTCCACAGGTTTATAAAACCTTAGTTGAAACTGCAGCGAAGTTGCCACCATTCCAACGAAAAGATAAAAATGGAAACCTCCTTTGGAGAGCTGCATCCAGATTCGTTAAAGGATCTGAGCTTACGCAAAAAGTTACAGCGGACGGTAAAGCAATTAAACCTGATGAAATGTATGTTCAACAAGGAAGACAGCCATTGTTAGTTAACCACCAGGTTAATTTAATTGAGGTCTATATGAAGGATGGTCAGCCAGGAGTGGATGAATATGTGGACTTCTTTGCGAACATACATGAAGAAAGCAAAACTAAAAAAGAGAAAACATGATAATTACACTTTTACACCCATCGAGAAGTCGGCCACAAAAGTCGCGTGAAACATATGAGTATTGGATGTCACAGACATCAGGAACGGTAGAAATTGAACACATCCTTTCGTTGGATTTTAGTGATCCTTTTAACGAAGATTATTCAATGGTTGAAAAAGAGGGAGAAAAAGAACATAAGCCGTTCGGTAAAAATTCACACACAATAATCGATCATAACGACTGTGTTGTGGAAGCGACAAATCAAGCTGCAAAATTGGCAAAAGGTGACATACTAATTTATCTTTCAGATGATTTTAAGTGTCCGAAGAATTGGGATTTATTACTGGTCGAAAAGTTTAAAGATTTGAACCGGCCGGCGCTCATTAAAGTTGATGATTGTCTGCAGAAGTTCCACGTACCGGTTCTTACAATTCCAATCATGAACTCCTTATTGTTTAAGAAACTTGGGTATTTCTGGCATCCTGGTTACAGATCAATGTTTGTGGATGAGGATTTGTTTTGGGTTTGTGAAACAAACGGATTTATGATCTATGCTCCGGACCTACAGTTTCCACACGAACATCCAGCAAATGGTAAGGCTCAAAGTGATGAAACTTACAAAAGAAGTTCAGCGAATTGGGATCAGGGTAAAGCGATGTTTGCTAAAAGAAAACAGGAAGGATTTAAACTACCATGATTCTTTCAATACTCATACCGACATTGCCAGACCGAGTTCATTTTTTTGCAGAACTGAGGGATTCAATTATCAACGATTGCCCACCTGAATTATTAGGGCAAATCGAAATAGTTAGTGATCATCGACCGCGCGCTGGGTTGGAAGGTGGAGTCACTACCGGTGTCAAGCGAAACGATATGTTGATGAAAGCGAAGAGTGAATATGTGTGGCAAGTTGATGATGATGATAAGCTATTCCCATATGCGATATCTGAAGTGATAAATGCCTGTAAAACCGGTGCTGATGTAATCGGAATTAATGGTATCATGACAACCGATGGATTGAATGAACAAGGGTGGGAGATACGTTTGGGTCATGCTTACAAAGCAGAGATACGGGACGGAAGAGAATATTATTTCCGGTTTCCGAATCACATCACCCCTATGAAAAGAGAACACGCATTGAAAGTCAAATTCCCAAACAAAACAATATTTGAGGATTATGAATGGGCTTGTGCTCTTCGAGATCTAGGAGTTTTAAAAACACAAACCGTAATTGACAAACCAGTTTATCATTATAGAGTAAGATCAAAAAAATAAACATATGTATTCACAAGGTAAAGAAGAGGAAGTTATTGTAAAATTCTTCAACGGGAGAAATGGAACTCTCCTTAGTATTGGAGAGAATGATGGAAAAACATTTTCAAATTCTCTGCGATTGATTGAATTAGGATGGGATGCTGTTCTGGTAGAACCTTCACCTGTTGCTTTTCAAAAGATGTTCGATCTGCACAAGGACAATAAAAAAGTGTGCATGGCCAGGGTTGCTATAGGAATTGTTAATGGTAAAGGTGTTCTTCACGAATCAGGACATCATCTCCCGAATCAATCTGATGTGGCATTACTAAGTTCATTAAAGAAGGAAGAAACCGTTAAGTGGAAGCGAGTGGACTTCAAAGAGCAGGATGTGGACGTTTTAGATTTCAAGACATTCCAAACCCTAGTGCCTAAAAAGAATTATGATTTCATAACCATTGACGCAGAGGGAATGGATATCGAGATCCTTAAGCAAATCAACTTATCAAAAACGCATCTTCTTTGTATAGAGTATAATGAAAATGTGCAGGCGAAGGATGAAATAATAAAGTATTGCGCAGAGTTCGGAATGTGTAATCTTCTTTATCAATCCGGAGAAAATTTGATAATAAGCAGATGAAGCGGATACTAAAAGGTATTGAGGTTAATAAGATCTTTAAAGTAATTGATAGCTGTTATACCAGTGAGCACTTACACACTACTTGGTTATGGATTATTGGAATGAACTTAGATCAGAATCAGACATTCAATGCGCTTAGCTTTTTAAAACACATCGAAAACAGAGAACGTAAATTAAAACTATATGAAACGACCATACTTTGACAACTGGCAAAGAGGACTTATAAAGTCCAATACCCTCACCGGAGCACTAGTGCTACTGAAGCTAAAGAAAGAAATCTTATTAAGAAACATATCAAGACTATTCTAATGAACTCAAAAACCGTCATTTTAAATTTTGCGAATAACGTGGGGCGATATGCTCAAATGCAAAAGCGATTAATCCAGGCGCTGGATAAAGTAGGATACAAAGGAGATTTGGGGTTCTTCCAACATGAAGAACATATTCACCATAACTGCCCTTACCATAAATCAGAAGATCCACAACACCATCAGGAAGGTAAGGTGGTTCCATATGCTTTCAAAGCATGGGCTATAAATGAAGCCGTAAAAAAAGGATATGAAACAATCATATGGATGGATTCTGCCGTTTACCCTAGCAGGGATATAACTCCATTCATTGATCACATCAATCAACACGGTTATATATTTTTTGATAACATCGGCTACTCTGTTGGTGATTACACCTCAGATGCTTGTTTAAATAAGCATGGATGGAGCAGGGAAAAAGCCTTTGGTGCAAAGATGATCATGGCTTGTCTAATGGGATTCAATACAAAATCGCTTGACGCAAAGAAGTTTATACATCAATACTTTGAGGCTGCAAAGGATGGTATAAGTTATCAAGGGTCTTGGAATAATGCCAACGGTGAAGTAAGTGAAGATATGAGAGTGAAAGGTCACCGACATGATCAGTCGGTTGCGAGCATGATAATCCATGATATGAAGTTGACAATCACAAATGCACAGGATACTTTCTTCGCGTACACTTCACATAAAGGAATTTTAAAAATCGCGGACAGTGTTTGTCTGTGGTCAGAGGGAATTTAAAATAAAAGAAAAATGGGATATACAAGTTTCACACTCACTTTGGTAACTGAATTGTTGGCAAAGTTTAATCCTAAGTCGGTGATCGATTTAGGTGCACAGAATAATTATGCGCAACCAAAGTTGCCGGCACCATACATGAAAGAGTGGTATGAAGAACAGAAAATTGATTATCTGGCTATCGATATTAATAATGAGAATGGTGCTGCACCACTCGACTTAAGCAAACCATTACCCGTTGATTTTATTGAACGATGTGATATGTTAGTTGATGCCGGTACGAGTGAGCATGTGAGTGACGGCAAGGGTGGTCATGATATCAAGGCGATTTATAACTGCTGGAAAACTAAAAACGATCTCCTGAATATAGGAGGCATAATGCTAAATGAAAATCCAAAGACGGGGAATTGGCCTGGGCATGGATGTAATTATTATACTCAGGACTTTTACATCAAGTTAGCAGAGTTGCAAGGTTATGAATTATTAAGTCTGCAGGAGAACGCTGCAATGGGTAACGTCACAGATGGATGGAATGTAACCTGTGTTCTAAGAAAGGTCAATGATCACAAGTTTATTTCTTTGGAAACTTTCAAGCTTTGTGGTATTAAGACATCGTGAAACTAGTAGCAATATATAATGTTTGGGACGGTGTAGAATTACTGCGCGGGTCCATGGAATGTCTGAAAGATCATGTGGATTTCTTCATTATAGTCCACCAGGATGTGTCAAATTTCGGTGAGAAGTATGATCCCCTTCCAGAGATTAATCTTGAAGGGGTAAATTATTTCCTAATAAAGTACACTCCGGAACGATTAGGTGGTGCAAATAACGAAAGAGCAAAACGCAATTTAGGTATTGAAGCTGCTAAGACTTATGGATTCACACACTTCATTCTTATGGATACTGATGAGTATTACCAGGACTTTGGTAAAGCGAAGGAATTATACATTCAATCTGGAGCTTCAGGATCCGTATGTAAATTATTCACCTACTTTAAGGAGCCAACCCTTCGTTTTGAAACAGAGGATGGATATTATGTGCCATTTATTCACCAACTGAAGCCAAACACTGAAGCTGGCCGAAAGGAATACCCATTCTATGTTGATCCTACCAGGCGAATAAATGAGGTTAATGTGGCGGAGTTACCAGCGCACATGCACCACTTCAGTTGGGTAAGAAAAGATATTGAGAGGAAGGCGAGAAATTCTAGCGCGAAAGCGAATCTGGAACGCGGAACCATGCTGCAGGATTACCACAATCCAGAAGTCAAGGAGGGGTTTTATGTGCGAGATTATGATAAGAAATTGATTCGTGTTCCAAACCAATTCAATATTTTATTGTAATTCATTCCCAGTTAAAGCATAGTAAAGGTTCTGTAATTGATGGACAAACTTTATATTCGGAACATCCAAATCATAATAGGGGTCATCTCCAAAGCTACTAACAGCAAAGTGGCATTTTGTGCGCCACGCGGTTAAGTCGTCAAAATATTTTATAGGATAAAGACCAAGAACACAGTCTTGATCTTGTTTAAACCCAAACTTAACGAGCCATTCTTCAGTTATAGAAATTGGTTCAAACCATTTGCCAGGATAGTGGTTGCTCACAGTAAATTTTTCCTCTTGAATTAGCGTAACAAGTCCCACACCGTGAAATTGGTTTAGGTGATCTTTGTCAGGTTGAACATAATTTCCCAACCTCAACTCGTTTAACTTAATCATTGCTTCCATATTTAAAAATTATTTTCTTCTTAATACCATATTCACATAGTCCTGCCATGTGTAATTCGGAATCTTCGCTAAACGACAAGCCATCGAGGTGAGTATATCCTTTAAAGCGAGGTTATACACGCGCACATCCCACATGTGATTCTGGGCTGTTTGAGATTTCTTAACCCATCTGGCCGCAATACCTTCACCGTCTTTACGCGCTTCAATAACACGATGTTCTGATTCGAAGTGCTCAAAGTAATTACTAAAAAGATATTTACCTTCGGATGGTGTAGGGAAATTCATAAAGCCTGGCGGCTGCTTATCATCAACACCGTTATTCCATTTTAAAGTCATTAGACTTGAAAGAATATCTTTCACCTGACCAACTTCAACCAGATATAACTTTGATCTCTCTTTCCCGATTTTAAAAGTCGGTAGATCCTTACCGTATGGTATATACTTATCAACGTCTTTACCTTTCAGTCCCACAATTGTCGGTGTGTTTTTTTTATCGATGTATGGATACGCAAGATGAGAGTAGTGGCCAGTGTCAATTCCGGTCATGAGTATCTTCATTTTGCGGCCCGTATCTGTCATGTAAAAGGTATCAAGGATTTTATCAAGTTCGTTCCAAACAGAGTTAGGTTTATTGTGTTCATACGTCCACCTTTCACGATCTTCTTTGTGCTTTAGTGTAGATTCCCTTGGAATAAATGTACCAATGCTACCATGAACAACACTGTAACTCGATCCTGTTTCACTCCATGCTACAACCTCATAATCCAAGCGCGCATCATCTATAAATCCACGCGCCTCATTCCGGATAGTACCGTTCAAGTCACAAGCGCAGGTTAACAAAACAATCTTACCATTACCATCCTGCTCCGAAATCTTCTCAGGTATAGTGCCGATCTCATAGTTTCGAACGTTCCTTTGTAAGTCTGAAGCTTCTGGTGCCTCACCTTGTTGCTCATAAGTCTCACCGAGAACTACGTTAACAAATGTTTGGTACTTTTTTTCTTTTCTTTTTTCACCTGCGGGGTTGGCCTGAATGTACTGATTAACGTAGAACTCCCACGAATCCATACCAGGAGGTGCATATAAACTACTTATTTGATAGGAGTAATGATCTTTTTCTTTTGGAATGACGGTCGGAACCCACATGCCATTGAGATTCATTTCGTATTTATGAGTGTCATTAAAGAACTGCGAGCACTTCTGACAGATATATCCGACACTTTCAGAGATCACGGATCCGTGATTATCAAGTTTCCATGTGATACCAGCTGATTCTTTTTCATCTATTGGAACTGACCACTTCAACACTATGGGTTGGTTGCAGCAAGGACAGGGTACGTTGTAAAACCTCTGATCACCTAACTCAAATACTTCCTCAATGTTACTTTGCCCTTTAACTTGTGGAGATGATACCCAATATATTTTTTTCTTATGGGCAAAGGATGATGTTCTTTTCTGAACTAACTCACGTGTGGCACCGGCTTCTTTTGAACTGGAAGGCGCTGCATCATAATCATCCACAATCATAATCATAACATCATGCTGCCTGAGTAAATTGTGATTTGTAACGCTTCCACTTTTAAAGTCACCACCAGCGAACTCTTTACTTTTGTTGGTGTCACCGGTCCTGCTGTTCTTCGCCCTTAAAATACTCGGACGAATTAAAGGTCGTAACCCACAATTATCAATCATATGATCGATCTTTACCACCGCAGCTTCTGAAAGATCACTATGACCAGTTAAAAACATGATATTGCCTGGATTCTGTGATATGGTATAACCAACCACAGGATTGAGAACCGCTGCAGTTCCACCGAGCTGCGCACCCTTCATGATGGAAATCTCTTTTGCAGGATGATCCTTGGCGGCACAATCCAAAGGCTCTCGCCAATAAGGTGTAAGGTTAAAGGAGAATGGGCCAGGAAAAGCAGATCCGCGTGGCATGATCATGTTTTGTTCGTACCATTCTGAAGGTTTGATATCGGACACATGTAAGCGCGTACCTTCAATGATATCTTCTAAAATGCTTTCGTAAATTTCCATGCTAACCGTGTTCCCCTACAGCTTTACTCGCACTATACTCCTCAACAATGTTCTTAATTCCTTTTTTTGTGGCAGCGATCGCAGCATCGACAGATTTATTTACAATAGAAACCAACTGCTTTCTAAGATCCGCTACCTCAACACTACTGAGTTGTTTTTTTTGAGATATAATTACTATCAAATTCTCACTGGCTTCGTTGTACGCAACCTTTATACTCTCTGAGTGCTGGATGAACAGAGGCTTTACAATCTCAGTGGGGATTAATTCGCCACGTAACTTTTCAATCTGAAGTTGCCGGTGTTCAGTGTCAGCAATTTTTTTATTCAGTTCAGCCTGTTTAAGTTCTTTGTCCAATTCGTAACCGGACAAATTACCATTGGAAGCAGGTGTTCTTTTGTTTTTTTTTGAAGAATCCTGTGTCGGTGATGCATCTTTTTTTTCTGGAACCTCAACTTTAAGTGGAATGACAACCCCGGTTTTTTCACGCCTCTTCTTTAAAAAGTCAGCGTTCTTCTCTTCAGAATCATCGATTTTATCATCTTTAGTCAGGGTAATTTTCTGCCGTTTAATGTAAACTGCCAGGGCATTTGTAGCCAGACCGCAGAGCTCCGCAAATTGTTTTTTAGTGTGTAATGCCACGTTGAAGTTCTATTTGTTGCAACAACGTAAATGCTATAAAATCAGTTATTTATAGTGTTGCCACGATAGAAGTATAAGCATTTTTAGATATTGTTGCAACAAAAATAGGTTTGTTGCAACAGATTTTAAGCTTGTTTTAAGCCATTACAGGGTGGCGTTTTTCATTGGAGAAATCAGATTAGCGAGGTTCTGAAAATGCGGCATAGGTCAAGGAAATGGCAACAGCCTCTGAAATATGTGTAATGAGGGACAAAAACGCGGCTTCGCATATATTGCGTAGAACCAATATCGTTGGGGGAGTACCTTTGATGATCAATAAGTTATTTTATTTTAATCTATTCCTAGCTGCGGTTTGTTCCTCGTACCAAAATTTCTGCGTTACAAAGTCGAACGGCCAATCCTTTACAGCTTTGCGCTTGATATTGTTATCATTAGGGATATTTTTCATGAAGTTGTAAGCTGATAGCTGCTCTTTTATCCAATACTCTTGTGTTATATAGTCATCTGGCCATTTACTTGATGCGACTGCCTTGATTTGTTTAACTATTTCGTACTCCATGGCCAGTTCATTTGCCTCTAAGTCAGATTGTAGATCTTGGATTTCCTTGTCTCGTTCTCGTTCAATTCTCATGTCTGTGCATACTAAAACAGAAAATTCTTCTCCAGTTTGACTGGTTTTTATTAGGTATTCAAACCTTTTATTTCCACTAACCCAATAGTATTTAACTCCATGAATACTATTTTCCCTCGGAGATCCAAACGTATGGACAAGATTGGAGAAAATGTCCTTATTAAAATCTCTCATTGTGTCTTTCTGAATAATCTCACCCAACAATGGGTATTCTTCAGTCCTCCATAATTTATTTTTATAAAAATGAAACCTGATTCCATCAATTAAATTGAAATGATCAGTTTCATTTCTTACTGCCAAAGAACTATCAGAAAGCAATGTGTAATTGTGTTGTTTTATGAAGCCGTAAACCTGATCAACAGAATTACCAAATTTAAAAAAGCTGATGCTGTCGTAAGTTTTTCCGGTTGCCAAGCTTGAATCTTCTATTTCGCGTGCAGTTTTATGGTGCCATGACTTTTCAGTAAGGTCGTTTTTTTGAGTTTCACATGAGTTGAATAAAATAATGCAAGCGACAATCGATAATATTCTCATAGATACATTTGAAAATCAAATATAAGAGAATATTTCAATTAACTATACAGGCAGAAGACTTCCTAATTTTTCAAATTCCTTGCTTGTTCGGTTGGTTGTTTTCGCGATGTAATAAGTGTTTGTTGTGGATTCACTTTTATGACCAAGTTGGTTCATTATTGACCTAGTGCTCGCTCCATTCTGTTCCAATAAAGTTGCATGTGTTTTTCGGCCAGTGTGAGTAGTAAGGTGTTTTTTTATGCCAGTTGCGAGAGCTACTTCCTTTAAAATTCTATTATACGTCTGGTTGGCAATCACAGGCATTTTATAATCGTACTTTTTAAATATTTCCATTGCCTCTGGAAAGATGTAAACATCATTCTTTGTGCCGTTTTTGGTTCTTTCTCCAGATAACCACATCTTGCCATTTATCTCCACAATATCATAGGAGTAAATATCTGAATAGCTCAAACCCGTAAAGCACTGGTAAACGTACAAATCTGCTACTATTCGGTAAATGTCATTTGTGAAGTTGTAAATCATCAATTTCTTTATTTCATTCGGTTCAAGATAAACAATTCCTTTCGTTTTATCTCTCTTCGTTTCAACTGAATAAAGCGGATTGTTTATGATATATTCCATTTTAACAGCGTAATTCATTGCCCTCTTACACATTTCAATATGGCGCGCGCTATGTGAAGCACAACAAGTAGGTAAATTCTTATGTAACCAGAATTTAAGATCTTCCATCAACTTTGGCTTAATATCCTCTAAAGTCGCCTCCGATAGACCCTTTGAATGAAGGAATAATGAGATATTACCATACAAGCTTTCGTGTTTGATAACAGTACTTTCTCGTAAACATTCCTCGATGGCTTTTCGATTGTTATACTCTCGTAGCATAGTTAAAAATACTATCCCTTTCGGGGGTTCGGTCGGATTTCTCTTAAAGAAATTTAGTGCCCTTTTTAATGTATTTATCATAATTCAGATTACCTGAAAATTAACGGCAGAAATCAGGAAAGTGTGGAGGATTATCCCCATTGTTATAAACAAAGGAGTGTTTAAAATGATAAAAGCCTTAGATAATTAAGGCTTTTAGCGATTCGGTATCAAGATCGTGCTCCCACCTGGACTAGAAACCTTGAGTTCTGTCTTTATGGTTCCGAATCTTGTACCGTTTCGGCTTATAAAGCCTTTTGGCGCTTAAACACTCTGATTATTGATCAGAGCCGGTTCGTTCAAGCACCAGGGGAAAAGACCCCTTCAGGGCTAACTTAAGCATTTCCCTTAAGTTATCAATCTCGGATTTCATTTGCGAAATCATAGCATCTTTCCATGGGTTAGAAGTCTGAGTGTCTTTTTGGGGCTCAAACATTTCCCCTATCCCTTTAGATAAGAATTGATAGTTGACGTTCAATCCCGTGCAAATTAGTTTAATAGTTGAAGAGGAGGGTTTTGTTGTCTCGCCATCCGCAATTCTTTTTAGGGTGGTGTACTCCATTCCGATAATTCTGGATGCTTCCTTCGCGTCAATTCTTAAACTTTTCAACACGTCTTGAAGCCTTGTGTTTACTGTGCTTTTCATGGTTTGTTTGTTTTTAATGTTAATAATATTAGCTTGCATCTGCTTGCAAACGCAACAGTCTTGCAATACATTTGTACCGTTGTCACATCAATTTGACAAAACAAATATAGCAAATGTTTGCTAAACACAAAATTTTAACACAAATGGCTAAAACGGCAATATTAAGCCCAACCGACCTGAGACTGAAGATCTCTAGACTTAAAGAGGGTGTTAAGGGGCGCATCGATTACACCACACTGTATGAGTATGAATACGGAAAACAACCTGCAGATGTCATTAATAAAATAAGAATGGTGTGGAACCTACGTGATGTGGACGCTGAAATTACTGCACGACTTGAAAAGATCATTAAGAAGTATAACAAACAAGCTGTATAAAATTTATGGGCTTAATACAACCGAAACCTTACAAGCAATTTGACCGAGCAACTGGTCAATGGAACATTGTAGTTCCACCTCCACAAGATTACAACCGACCTGAAAAAAGATCTGGATTAGTAAAAGAGGTTTTGAAACCAAAAGGAAGAATTACAGGACGTACATACACTTACGTTGGTAAATCTGACCGATACAAAAAAGTAAGTAAGTACAAAGGATCAGAAGGGTTGGTTTATAAAGCGAATTACTGCGATGGTCACACAAACGTCACAGCTTACAAAACAGAAGAGGAAGCTGCACTAGCGGTAGATCAACACCTCATCAAGTTAGGAAAGGCTCCTATCAATATTTTAAAACCAGCTGCAGCATGTCAGAAGTAGAAATCAATGGTGGCTTATTTGCCTTCATCATCATCGCTGGATTATCTGCAGGGTTTTTCTTGATCACGATCATCATGATAGTAACGAAGTGGCAATCAAAAGAAGAAAGACACTGGAAAATTAAAGATTAATGGCAGATCATTTTTATAATACCGTTCCGGTTTCTGGTCAAACCGTAATGGCTCTCGAAGCAAGTAATAAAAGTTTAGAGGAGGCGATCATGCTATTCGTCTATGGCAGGTTTCCTGGTAGCAGCTTCACACCATATGAAGTACAAGAGAAATTACAGGAGCGGGGATTATTCAAAAAAGAAAGCTCAATACGTAGAGCCTTAACCAATCTTACTGATCCTGTTCTATGGGGATTCCTTTTCCAAACAGGAGAGAAGAGAGTGAATGTCAAATATAGTAACGTTCCCAATAACTGCTGGAAACAATACACATGGGCATAAATGGAATAATACTGTGTTTGCTGGCCGTTGTGGCATTATTGATAAACATAAAAGATGTAAAAGCATGATAGCATTAATGTCAACAGTTCAGTTTTCAGATGATTATGTCAGAGTTAATCAACAGCTACAAAAGCCTTATAGAAAAGGTAAGGTTGTTGGATACGCATATGGTGGAGAGTTTGCAAAGGTGTTGTGGGATGGAAACTTAACACCAAGAAATTATCACATGGATTTATTGAAGCCACTTGAACCTGAAAACAGAATGAAGGAAGATCAAGGCTTCAGTTTCGCCACATTCAAGTCACCAGAATTGATTACACGAAAGGATATAGATGATCTATTTGATCACCTACAAAGGATGAAAGAATATCAGAAATACATAAAAACACTTTCAATGAAGCCAACTGAACGCAACTGGCAAATAATACAGACCGATCGTGAAATCCAAAGGCTCGAAAATTATTTAGCAATAAAAGAAGAATTAGTATGAAAGATCAACTCACAGTATTAGGTGATTTATATGAAGATACAAAAGATCACCTCAACGCGATAGATGTTCGTGTTCATGATGAGAACAAACTATTTAAAGTGTTTCAAAACTTAAGGGATATCAGAGATATCGCAGCTGTTAATGTTCCTAAAGGAAGGATTTACATCGCGGGTAAGATCGGAGGTTTACAGTACTCAGAGTACACATTAAAGTTTTCATTAGCAGAAATCGAACTATTAAAGAAGGGTTTTGAGACCGTTAGTCCTTTAACTCTACCTCATCAGCACGAAAGAAGTTGGAAGTCCTATATGAAGGAAGATTTGGAAGCGCTTAAATCATGTGATCACTTGTTTGCTCTTTCAAATTGGCAGGACAGCCGTGGTGCCAGAA